TTTTACGAGCAGACTCCAGCTTCACGATTCCTTTGTATCGATCATCAGACTTGTTGTCTGACGCTTTTCTTTCTTTGTACAGCTGAGAAACTGTGTTTGCGTTCTCTACGTAAACGTCTGAGTCATAGTACTTTGAGAACTCACCGTATACTTTTCTCAAGAATGGGAAGTCATTTGCTTTCATCTGCACCTTCTCTCCCTCCTTGATGGTTTCGTAAAGGTCTCTGCTCGTGCCTACCGTTCGTGTAACGAACTGACCAGCACCACCGATGTAATATTCGAATCCATACCAGAACTTATCTGGGTTGAAGTCAACTTTACCTGGGACAAATTCGCTACCGCCTGTAGCTTCATTCATCCATTGGAAGAACTTACGTACACCCTCAGGCGATCGGAACGACATCTCCGCTTCTGGCTTAGGTGCTCCGACTGGGAACTGCTCTTTGTATACCGAGCTTCCGAAGTAGCTCTCATTGACTGCGATATCTACGAGTGGCTTAAAGATCGTAGGTGTGGCACCCTTAGCTAGGTACTTGGCCGCATCCTTGGACTGACCAAAACTGATTGGCGAGAACGAGCTAAAGGCTGAGTTAAGCAAGAACATACCAGCATCCGTCATGTCTCTCTGTCCGCCTGCTACCTCGGCCATAGCGCTACCCATGTTGGCAAATACGTTGAAACCATATGGAAGCGGGATCTTCAGATAGTTCTGACCATCATACATGATGATGAGGTTGCGCTCCTTCTCGTAGTCAGGGATTTTGTTGTAGAACAACACACCATCCTCGTCTTCGTCGCTCATAGCGAGGTTGAGAGCCGTGAGCATACCCGTAGTCAGTGACAAACCGAACGCCATCTTCTGTGCGGCGTTGAGGCGGTTGTGCCATGATTCCAGCTCACCGTTAGGCTTGCGTATATCCTTCAGGGTGCCGAGGGAGCGAGCGAGTCTTACAGTGCCCTGTACCGAAGCGTTGAAGAACATGTACCATGCGTTAGCTACAGCACCTAGTTCACCTGAGCGGTTGAAGTTTACTGTGATGTTCTTAGCAAGCTCAGCAGCTTTCTCTCTGCTAGCACCAGCCTTACGTGCCTCCATGTATGCAGCGAGACGGATAGAGTTCTCGAACGCATCGTTCACATTCTCTACAACGTCAATGCTGTTTTTCATCATCCACTCTCGCGCCTTCTGAGCCTTGTTCTTTTCGTTTACTTCTGCTTCGATCTCAGCGGCGATAGTGCCTACGTCCTTTACGAATCCCCATCCTGTCTGTCCTCCATCTTCTTTGAATTCCTCGAAGTACGCAGCCATCTCTGGGTCCATGTCTTTACCAACAGCATCTTTCAACAGTGCTGGCAGTGTCTTCTTTACAGTCTGGATAATCTTCGTAGCGATGTACTTAGATTGAATCTGACCTCCTGGGATGTCTGCTTCTGCCATGGCGTTGAACAGCGCTGACTGGATATCCCTTGCGAAGTTGGAAATGATAAATTCAGGGTTAGCCGTAGTGAACGAACGTCTCAGGAACCCAGAGAATGACCGCATCACCTTGCTGAAGAGGTCGAGCTTCTCAACCCCCATGTTCTTCAAAGCCTTCGCGTGATCGGCATTGGTGAAGACGATGAACTTCTGGTCACCGTTCACACGTACACCGACAGCGCTCTGCGCATCAAACGGAACCTCGCTAGAAATCTTCCACACCTTAGTGTTTGGATTGGATTCGACGAGATTATAAAGTGATGATAGTGCTTCGTTCTTACGTGCCTTGGCGTGAACCGCTGCGTTCTGTGCGATAGCCTGAGCCAGCACGTTATTGGCTTCACTGGCACGACCTCTAGCTCTACGTGTAGTGTCACCGTAGATGCTCATGCCTGCTCCACCCGTTGGGTATAGCGACGTGTCCGCGCTCATCTCGTCAGCTGACAGACCTCCAAGAGGGACGTAGTTATCGAACATCGCTTCGAATGCGTCGATAGTCTCTTGACTCTCCAGTCCGAACTTGACCATAGTCTGTCGGGTGTCCTTGGTGATGGCATCTACCTTCTTAGCGATAGATTCGAGAGCAGCTTTCTTCTCTGGACTAAAGCTGTCCATTACTTCCTGGGCTCTCTCGTTGCTCATACCACTACCACTCAAGGTCTCCCCATCGGTACGCTCTGCAATCAAGGCGTTACGTTCTTCTGCGTGTCGAGCAATCAAGAACTGCGATACATCCTCACCGATCAGGCCAGCATCCTTCATCTCCTGAGAGATGACCTTCACCTTCTCGTCCAGCTTCTCAAGGTCGTTAGCCGTCTTACCGTACATCAACGTCTCTGCATTGATGAAGTCCTGAGAGATATCTACAACAGCTTTCTTCGCCCCCTCGATAGCTCTTTGCAAACTGAATACGTTGGCGTACTTGTTAGCGAACAACTGGTCTACACGGGCCATGAATGCTTGGAAAGCGTTCAGGTTATTTGGTTCAAACGGAAGGTCCGTAGAAGGGTCTTTAGGTAACGCGAGGTCTATTGACTCTTGAGTACCTACGTTTCTGGTTACTTCAGCCCCCAGCAAACTTCTTTCAGAAGCTTTCACGGCGCTCCTAATGCTGTCTCTTTCTTTCTTTGCAGCGTCTCTTTTTGTTAACCTCTTTAAATAGGCTTCTTCTGATTTGTTTAGATTCTCATTATTAATGAGTTGCACTTCATCTCTTTCTGTTAAAAGGTTTCCTTTTCTGTTTTCCAAAATAGAAGAATACAAAGCTTCAACTTTTTGCCTAGATGAATCACTTATTCTTGCACTCTTAACAGCGTCCCTTGCTTTTTGTAAAGCTTTTTCAGCTGCTGAAACCTCCTGCCCAATGTTTTTGCCTTTTTTCGCCCCCTTCCTTTTAAAAGCGCTCAGCAAATCAAGCCAGGTCAGTCTTTTTTCTGGCTGAAATTCCTTTATAGAGCCCTCCTTTACTTTAAGTCCAGCGGGGAAAGCCAAATCTTTCCTAGAGGGAAGGACTTCAATATCAACTCCATCAAGCTCTAAGTCCCCATCTAGTATTACTAGTTCGTATGAGTACTCCTTAATCAAAGGCATTGTGCCTACCAACCCTTCTTTTGCAAGGTCTGATTGCTTAAGGTCCCTTATTGAATTAAGTTGATTTATGCTTTTCGAACCGAATGCAGTGCCTGTAACAAAACTAAACACACTGTTTCGGGTGGTCATGGACTCGGTGTTATTGGCTCTTTTAAGCGTTTCTATAAATGCAGCCTTAGTTTGAGGCACCGCAAATCTATTGGCTACTCTGCCTGACTTCACACCTATTGTAACGTTTTTAAACCCTTCAGGTCGTTTTACACCAAGACCTTTTAGCTGTGCGGCAATCAACAATGTTTTTAGTCTTGGTTGCTTTTTGGGATCTTTCAATAAAGAGTTAAAAATCTCAACAACTTCACTATCTGTAAGGTCGCTTTCCTCTATCAGCTTAATAACCTCCTGGCAAACTCTTTTGTTACTCAACATTGAGTCCTCTCCCATAACAACAGGGGCTACGAAGATGGTTCCCTTCAATGAATCGTCTCCTTCCTTTCTTCTTTTGTTGTAGTCATCAATAGCTCTCTGTCTGAGCTCATCAAGCCCCTGTTCAGCTTTTTCTTCTGTGGAGAAACTAAGCAAGTAGCCAAGAGGCGTGTCTTGATAAATACCAGACTCCCCCTCATAGTTTGTCCCGTCATACCCCACAACAGACAAAAACTTACCGATCATATCAATAAGTCTGATGGTTGGCAGCTCTCTTTTGGCGAAAGCGCTAGCATCAAAGATTAAATCATCTGACTCAAGATCCACGCTCTCCAAAGATTGTGTGTCAGAGGGAACCTCTACCGACTGAACAGTGTCTGTTTGAGCGTCGGTAGCTACGTCTGAGTGTGCATCAATAGTAACCGTACCGTCACCATTGTTCCTCACGGTGAAAGCTAAGTCAGCTTCTTGAGTTGTTGGAATCAAGAACTCAAGGTTGTCCCCGAAGTCTCTCCCTAACTGATCGAGCTCATCCACATTCAAGCCATCAGTGAAGAATGTCTCGCTATAAACTACAGGTAATTCAGACTGCGAGTCTTGCTCCAAAAGCATATTCTCGTTGTAGAATGCAAGCTCCCCTGTTTTTTCAATTTTGCGAATCTTGCCCACAGCAAACTTCAAAGCGGCACCTGCGTTCTTTCTTATGTCTACATACCTGAGATACCTCTTCCTACGGTCCATAGAGGCTTCGGCCTTATCCATCTTTCTCTGCTGAGGAGTTCTCAGACGTGGCTCCATATCAATGATCTCACCTGTTTCTCTGTCGCGCTTTGGCTTCGGTGGATTAATCTTCTTGATAGTACCGTCATCACCCGTATACGTGAATTGACCGATGTTGTTAGCCATCTTGCCGTTACCCGTCTCTTTCAGGTACCAGTTTCTGAAATGCCAGTAGTCATTGAAACGCAAACCGTTGGTCTGATAAGACTGTTGTCCCCCCATCTTATCCAAGTAGTAAACCCTGTAGTTAACCACCTTGTTGATGAGGTCTGGGTATGCTCTAGATGGCTTGCGCATGCCAAGGTCTCTAGATTCTGTTTCTGCCGCTCCCTCCACTGGTATTTCCTCTCTCTTAAACTCGGCCCCCTCATCTCTAGCCTGCTTAAACTCTTTGATGAAGTTGAGGAAATCGGTAGGTGTAATCTGCTCACCCATGATGGCCTTCTCCAAACCAAACACGCGGAGGAAGGCTCTCAAAGCCCCCTCTATAAAACCTGGTTTTTTAGCTTCGGGCAAGGCGTTGATCAGGCGCTCAAGGGCGTTGGTAAGCTGTTCGTTTATCATGTCGCCTTCAGGCTTTCCTTCGTAAGTTGCCTCTACAGCAGCAAATATCTTTTTAGCCTCTGTTTCTAGCCCAACCCTTCTAGCCAGTCCAAGCAGCTCAGCCTTGTAGCGCTTCAAAGTGGCTACGTCAGCAGTGGTAAACGCCAGGTGCAGAAACTCGTGAGTAGGCGTATCGTAAACACCCTCCAGGTCCTCAGCTTCTGCCCCAGTAGCCATCTTTTCAAGATCCATATGAATGGTCTTGGTTGACTTATCTCTAAAGAATACGCCTCTTCCTGTCTTCCCAGTAGCCTTCAAATAGCTGTCAGATGTCTTGTGAAGCACAACCTTGATCCCAAACCTTTTGAAGCCTCTCATCAGGTTGTTTACGGTGCCAATTACATCTCTGTACTTGCTCTTTACTCTGTCGTCTACATCTGCATCCTCGTCGATAGATGGAGCGAACTGATTGTCTGCATCTCCCTCAAGGCTGTTGTCTTCAGCAGCTTCTCTTCGTGCTTGCACATCCCCTTCAACCTCTCCTTGTTGATCCTGTGCATCATCGTCTTTGTTCTGTTCAGGCGAGTTAACAGCTTCAGCCGCCTCAAGAGAGGCTTTTTGGGCTCTAAGTTTACCTTCCAGTTCTTTCTGAGCAACCACCTCTGGGTCTGTATCTCTCTTATCTTTCCATACAGCAGCCTTTTCATTTCTAGCCTTAGCGATAGCTTCTACCTCAGCACCGTAAGCCCCCTCGAATGAATCAAACCCTGCTGCTTTTGCAGCTTGATCTTCAAGTTGAATCTTCTTGTCTACAAGGGTTTTAATCTCTTCAAAAATAGACCCCTGAAACTCTGGATCATTTGAGGTCTTGTGCTGCATTACCCTCAAGTTGATAAGACCTTGGGTCCTTGCAATCTCATCAAATGCCTCTGGATCGGCTTGAGCGATAGCGTTGTACACTCTGGCTATAGCTGAGTTAGCCCCAGAAGTCTTCTTTACTTCTTCTTCTAGCCTTGCGAGAAGGTTTTCTTTTTCCTGTTTTGTTTTAGCTTCTTGGACTTGCTTAGCAAGCTCAGCGACTTTTTTCTTTTGAGCTACTACGTTTCTGCTGTTTACAGCAAGAGCAGCTTGAACTCCACCACCAAGGGCGCCAGAAGTAAGACCAGAGAAACCACCAAGTGCAACACCAGCCTTAAATCCTTCGTATGCCCTTCTGAGCATTTCGTTCTGATCAAACACAGCTGTATCGTCACCGCCAGCTTGTCTTGCCTGAATCTCACTCCAGTACTGTAAAGCGCCCGTAACACCCTCTGTGGCAGCCTCCTCCGTAATCCCTAAAAACGTTGATTTTAAAGTGTGCTTAGACCATTCCTCTACAGCGTTTTTCTGAAGTTTAAATATACCATGAGTCATGTCAGAGGCTTTCGCGCCTCTTCCAAGTATCCGACCAAGAACCATGGCTGGCAACAATTCAGCGGTAGACTGTTGTGAAAGATACCAGGCCCTTTCCGTTGCTGAAAGGTTATCGTACCAGTCTTGCCCTACGTTGTCTGAGTGCATCTGACCAGCAACCAACACATCGGCAAAAGCAAGCGTTCCAGTGTTTTTAATCCAGAAGTTCGCCGCCTGAGCGTTCTTCTTCATCTTCAAAACCTCTGCGGTAGATATGAACTTGTTGGTTTTAGGGTCAATAAATCTCTTTGCTCTCACTCCGTACTTGCCTGCCGCTTTAATTCCTGCGGTTTTAGCTAAGAATGCACCGCCTTTAGAGCCGATAGCCAAGTCCAGCAACAAAGGGGCTGAGTCAATCAGCATATCAAGGCTGGTATTCAGAACTGCGGGCAGATCATTGTTTAGAGCGCTACGATCAAGCATCGCCTGCATGTCTATATTGCTGACGTTTTTTTGCGCTCTCACCCACTCTCTCCTTGCCTCTGGGCTAGTAAATGCAGCCCAAAATAGCTCTTTCTCATTTTCTGGAGATATGCCAGCAGCCGCCTCAGTTGCCGTCCTTACCCTGTCTTCTTTTTGGTCTTCGATGAACTGTTCATCCTCCTCTGCTAAATTGCCTCCAGCAAGGTCATAAATCGTGTTTGACAGGCTGAAAACAAAGTCATCCATGACGGCGACCGCGAGGTTTGCCCCCTTTCTACCGAGGTATCTCCCAGCATTAGCCAAGGGGTTGTCGGTGTACACGTCTCCAATACCTCCGCTTTCATCAAAGTCAAATCTTAAACCACGGTCGAGATAGAAAGCCTCTTCAAATTGAGCCATTTTTTCAGGGTCGTTCTTGATATAATCAGGAACTATCTGATTTAGCTCTCCGCCTAGGTCTGGATAGAAGTATGCGTTGTTAAATCTGTTCGTGTACTCTTTGTTCAGATCATCTATCGCTTTATTTTTATTCTCCTCAAGAGAAAACGTAGAGGGGTCTTTGTACAGCTTTAGCTTGTCTGAATACCCAAGGAAGTTAGTGGCTTCCATGGCGCTGAGAAGATCAGCTTCGGGGTCTGCCGCGAAAAAATCACGAGGATTTACATCGTTTTCGATCAGCAGGTTGTTGAGTGCCGCCCTGTTGGTATCGTCGAATATCTTCCCGAACCTCTCATCGCCTATTAGATTATTGATTTCTTCACCATAATCTAAAAGCGTCTTCTCCTTTTCTGGCTCAGCTGGAGCAGCAGCCTGGTCCTGAGTAACAACGGCTTCAAACCCACTGTCATTAATCGTCATCAACGCTTTCGTTGATGTCTCCTTGTCTAATCCCAACAGATTAAACAAGTTTGAGGCTTGACTAGCGTTTAAACCCCTTTGTTGAGCGTATCTAGCGTAGTAGTTTGAATCCTTTCCATTCATAAAGCAAATATAATCAATTCGCTACTGAAGGGTCAGGTCCCTATATTCACGTTGCCTTCTTCGTCGAGTGATACCTCCCTGCCTTGCCTTTGTGCCTCCTGAACCCCTGGGGGCAAACCCTCAACAAACGTTTCTTCTACGCCCTCAACCAAGAGTATTCTTTCTCTGAGCTCTCTCAGTTTGTCTTCATAGGAGTTAAGGCTTTTTAGCCTGTTCTGATTGACCTTATAACTTGGTTGATTCTGCTCCTCCATTCTTTCCCTTGTGGCCCTAACAATCTCTTTATTGATAAGTCTATACTGCTCCTGGAGATCATCCACCTTCATTAGGTTGTCAGCAAATGATTGCATATCGTCTTTCAAGAACCCTGGCCGAGGAACCTGAACTCTACCTATATTTATAACTCCAGAAGTTCCTAGTCCTTGCAGATACTCTAGATAGTCTCTTTCCTCCTTGGACTTAATGGTCTCTCCCTCTTCATTTTTCTTGGGTATGGGCTTTACTCCGTCTTGTTGCTTGTTATCTTCTTCGACGACTTGCTGTCCAGACTCCTTTGCTCTAGCTCTCTCCCATCGAGTTTTGACTGCTCTGGCTCTAGACTCTTCACTAGAGGCGAATGAACGCTTTGCAAGGGCGGACATGACCTCATCCCCCAGTTGCATCCTTAAAGTCTCGTATTCGTCAGAATTAGCCTCGTAGATACGAGTAGTTCGACTGATTGTCTCTTCTTCTTCGTCGAGCTCTTCTACAGAGGCGTAAAGCTTTCCGTCACTCCCGATATTTACCGCTGTGATAGCAAGCTCATCGTTCTCCCCAAATACAACGTCGTCCTTCAACCTCATCAGCGACCTAAACCCAAGTGTAGAGTTCAAAGCCTCTTCTTTGAGAATGTTAAGTTTTTCATTCGGTTCGCCAGGCTCAAGGCCCATTTCTTTTCTGGCTCGTTCTTCTCCGTAGTACTTTGAAAACTCTTCTAGATTGCCCAGCAAGTCGTCTACAGCTCCAGCAGGACCAACTAAGTTAGCTCTATCCTCAAAGGACACCGCCATGCCGAGAGTCTGTTCTTCGACTCCTGGGGCTGCTTTATCCACTCTGATGCCTGAAGGCATATCCTCTGGGGTAAACACACCAGCAAAAGCCTTAGATAGCGCATCTCTTTCTGCTTTCTCAGCGGCGGCTAAAGAAGCAGCAACCTTTCTTTCTTTTGAGCTTCTCACTTGAGATACCTGCTGATCGGCAAACCAATTAACAGCCTCTTGGAATTCCTCTGGACTGTTGATGACTTGTGCTACCCTTGCTGTCAAGGCTGTTTCCGAGAACGTGGCGAGCTTCTCCCCTTTGTCCTGGAGCCAGTGCATAGCAATCGTCTGCTCCCACACTGCATCTCCTCGCGTACCAGCGATAACAGAGTCTTTTACTTGCTTTTCGAGGTCTGGCGACTGTAAATCAAAGATAGCTTCATTGGCTGTAGCCCAGTCGTCAAGACCTTTAATCTTCTCCATCTGCCCTTTCTTTCGAAAGAATAGAGGGTTTTCCCCAGAAAATGTTGGGTCCTGGAAGGCTGGCATATACTGGCCTTCTGCGCCCATGACCATAACCTGCATAGAGCTTGGGTCGAAGTATGTATTCGAATAAGCAGAGGTGTACTCGTTGTACTTAGCCATGGCTTCATCGCCAGTTATATCGTAATCCAATGGATTCTCTGAAACCTTCCTGGCAGCATCAAGGTAAGCTGTATTTTTTGCTGAGGCGGCAGTAATGTACTGATTAGCCATCTGCATAGTGTTGTCAATCTTCCTCTTGAGGTCCGAACTAGGGTTCTGGGCATACTGGTCCATCATGCCTTCCACGGCCTCAGCATATGTCTGGGCCACCTGTCTTGACCTGTCGTCCAGACCCGCTGCGCTAGCCGCCATCTTGTTGGCATTTGTAGCGAACAGGTCTTGCTGGGCTTCGTTAGCCTTCTTCTCTGTCTCAAGCTTGGTAATGACTCCGCCCAGCGGATCAGCTGTAGTTGCTCCTATTCCCGATCTTAATAATGCCATTACTTAAATGCTTTAAAAGTCTTGTTGGCTTCAGCTTTGTTTGCTGTTGCTTTTCCTTTACTCATGAGGTCCTTCAAAACCTTCTTGAGGAATCGTCGTTGTTTAGGGTTGAACACGAGTGTCTCATCACCAGTCATCTCTGCCTCTACGTTTCCGTTCTTGTCGTATACGTACTTAGGGTTTGTGCTGTGATCAAACTCACCCTTTAGCTTTACAGAGCCGCCCTGCTCCCTGTATACGCCTTGAAACAACCTAAAATCTGTTTCAGGCGTGTAGGGAAGAACGATAGGTGCGTTTAGCCCTGGCTTTGTTGTAAATGCACTAAACGCATTTAAATCGTTTTCTAGCGCCATGGCTTCAAGGTCAGCAGGGTTTCTAAAATCTCTGAGGTATTCAGGGCTCATACCTACAGCAAGTGGGTTTTGACCAAATCCAGCTACACTGGAGCCCAAAGACCTACCAGTTATATCAGCCCCAAAAGCTGAAGCTTCAGAAAAGTTTACACCCCTAGCGTCTATAACGTCTTCGACTGTAATATCTTCAGGCTGATCTATATCTACGATCGCAGAATCATCAAGGGTCATCCCAGCAATATCGGGGCCTTGAGTGGTGGCTTCAACAGCTGACTTGGTTCCAGGTGAACCTCCAAGTCCATCCGCAGCTCCGATACCCGCAGCGGCAGCCCCTTGTAATCCAGATATCGCTGTTTCCATGCCCGCCTGATAACCCATCTGAGCTTCCAACAGCTTTCTAGTTCTCTCTGCTTGCTCTGCTGTAATGTTAGCATCCATGGTTCTCTGCTGTGCAGCCGCAAGTTTACCGAGAGCTGCTTGCTCTCTCTGGAAGCCCCTCTGCGCTGCTTGAGCTACGGTCTCTCTCTGAATCTCGGCCTGAGCTTGAGTACCACCAAGCAAAGCCCTTGAACCAGCTCTCTCCAGGGCTGTTAGGTTTGCAGCTAGGGTTTCTCTAGACTCGCTGATTTCAGCCTCCATAGCTCTGTCTCTTTGAGCGTTCTGATACATGTCAAAATACTCTTGAGCGGTTTGGAAGCGCGGTAAACCCTTTCTTTCAATTTCTTCGAGTTGGTCGCTGGCCTTTCTGGCTTGCGAGGCACCGAACACAGCCCTCCCCAAGTCAATACCAGTCTTTGCTAAATAAGCTATTGTTAGTGGATCCATTATTTCTTCTTATTGACTTTTTTAGGTAATCTAACCTCCTGACCGAGATTCGACCTCTGCGTGTTTAAATTAATGCCGTAAAGCTCCCACTTGCCATTAGTGTCCGCATCATTCTGATTGGTAAGCTTGACCTTACAAAAGTAATCACGAAGTGGGTCTCCATTCGTGGCGGCATCTAGAACAATTTTTACAACGTCGTTAGCGGCAACCGTGTGGGCAGCACTCAGCTTTAGCTTATTCCTACCAGAGACCTTGTTTACAGTCTTTGATGTGTTGGTCCCATTGACATACACAGAAGCCCCTTTCGGTATAGGCTGGAAGTTGATGTTGGACGCAAACGTGATTTCATCACCAGCACTGTTAGACAAGACCTTACCGAGAACAATCTGATTTGCATTGTCAGCACTCACAGTTGTGTCCCTAGGTATCTCAGCGTACTTACCTCTTTCCTTCTCGTTAAAGTCGTCTTTAGTCAGAGAGGAGGATTGATCGCTTGTGCTGAAGCTAACGTCGAAGTTGTCAGAAGTAGTTTCAAGACCTATGGCCTCGAATACCTTAACCATTGATGGTTCTTTGTTAGCAACTACTTCGATTATGCTGTCTTCTTGAGTACCGTAATAGTTAGCTCTCTGAATCGTGTCTATGATAACTCCCTCCCTGATTAGTTCATCAGCATGCGCCCAAAGAATGTCACTTGTATTGACGGCATGCTTTGCCGAAATCAAGTTATCTCCTACTCTACCATAGCAATCTGGAACAAAGCTGTACTGAGATACCCATGACTTAAGGGAGTCCTGATAAGCCAAGGTAAAGCCATCAACATTTATTAAGCCTGAAGCCTTATCTGAGTAATAAGAATAATCACCCACCGTCAAGAGATATTGCCCGTAGTCAGGGTCCCAGCCCCCAACAATTCTTGGAAACACGCCGTCTGGAGCTGTACCACCAGCGTCATACAAAGACCTCTGAACCTTGTCCAGCTCCCCAACCAAGAAGCTGTCTATTGTCTTGGAGGAGATGTCTGTAAGCCCGTCGTTCGACAGCCTAAACACCTTTCTTGCATTGACATCCAAGAAGAATACCTTTCCTTCAGCGCTAACCACAGACCCTTTATTGCCAGAAGAACCGTAATCCCCCATGTAGTATCCAGGCTCTCCCATTACGTTTTTAGAAATGGTCACGTTTTGACTACCGTCGGTATAGTTCACCACATTCTTACCAATGGGTATTTTGCAAACCTTAGAATCCTGAAGGCAGAATATATGTCCTCCTCCATCAATAAGTTTGTCAATTAGCCCATACCTAAACGACAAATCCATGTAGTTTGCAAGACTGAGGTTAAAATCAGACAGCCTAAGAACAGGCGAATCACTATTAAATCTGTCGCTATATGTAATAGAGTGTCTTCTCTTGTTGGTTGCTGCATCTTTGTTTACCGCTATGCTTCTGCCAAAGAAATTAGCTGGAGAGCTGTAGTAATGAGAGGCGTCTTGGCTTTCTATGAATTGATTTTCATAGTCGTAGCCATTTAGGAACCTGGCTTTAAATCTAGCATCTATGTCCAGGTTGCTGTGGGTGTCATCAATGATATGAGTTGCATCATACTCCGAAACTCTTATCGGTGTGTTTTTGTACCACACGTCTCCACCCCCAAGGTTTACTATACTATTTCCGCTGGTTGGGATTTCATCAACTGAAAATGTCTTGTTGATCTCTCTATATACCTTTTTCGATGGTGCCTTTATTTTAGGGGTGTATATCTCTACAACTACGTGTCTAGACCAGTTGATAATTGGGTGGAAGTGCGCACTATCCGCAGTGTGGCCTGGAGACGAACCAGAGTCATATTCATCCCCAGGAACAACGTGGGCTACACCGCCATTGCTGTTTGTAGCTCTGTCCGCAGCCCCCCACCCAGCGTGACCTGGGTCTTCTAGCACCAAGAAGTGACCCTTACACGGTGCGTAGTTACCCCTAATCAACGGGTTTCTAAGGGAGATAGGATGCGTTCTAAGCCGTTTATATTCGTTAATCCTAAGTTCTTCAATGAGCTCGTTAATTGCTTCTGATTGATCCTCTGACCCCCCTATAAACGAATTAGGATCTTCTTCCCCTCCTGTTATCCTGTTTAAAGCATTCATAACAAAATCACCAAACCCCGACCTTTCGCCCTCTTCAATTTCTCTGATTTCCGCCCTCAAGGACTCAGCGGTCTCATCTGCAATGTCCTCCCTCAAATGCCTAAAGTCAACAACCTTAAATTCAAGATTGTCTGGGTAAACATAGTTTCCAGAATCATCCTTGTACTTAAGAATTCTGAGTACGTCGCCTTGCTTAAACTTGTAGTTGTAGTCAACCCCTTTGTCGCCTACGTATGAGACACGGGATCCAGACCACGATTTTAAGGAGACGTATATTCTGTTGTCGTGCTCCTCTCCTTGTGTTTCGCTGTAGCTAGCGTCATAATAGTAAGAAGAGAAACCGTCCGCAACAGAGTATTGTTTAAAGTCAAGGATGTCTTGATTTCCTCCGTAAACAATACCAAAGTCTGTAGCCCAACTAGGGTGTGTTAAGCCTTTCAAATTGAGCTTAATCTCTGCCCTGCCCCTCTTCTCTCGCTCGCTGATATGCTTGACGTAAACAGAACCGAGTTCGTTTACAAATCCGTTTCTACCTCTTTCGTCATAGTAGACAATACCAAAATCATGATTTACCCCAGCCTTCCACGTTTTACTTCTCTCTAAGTCGCCAGAGAAAAGACTTTTATTTGAGTTGCCTAATTCGTAATCGTCATTTGAGTTAGATATAGTATCGACGTAATCAGCCATAGTGTCGTCAACCCCTCCAGAGTTGTTAAGGTTGTACGATTGAGAGGCTAAATCGTAATCTACGTATTGGCCCAGGCTCGATTTATACCACAGAACATCACCAAGGTCTTGTCCGACTACTACATTTGTCACATATGGCCTAATCGGAATAGATGAAGACGGAGTGTGATAACTACCTACTGTAAACCCTAATGAAATAGTAGCTTTTTTAATTTTAATTGAGTCAGAAACTGGAGAAACAGCAGGTGTTTCATCTCCAGAAACTGGCGGATTGGAGTCGTTGTAATCGAATCGCAGTCCGTAACTTTGTTGCCCCGAATTAAACCTAATGTTATTCAACATAGACACAACAGCCTGCGGTGTGCTTATACTTGACTGGGTAACCTCGTAAGAGGTCTTTATTTTGAATACCTTCGAGTTGAATCTCAACGCCGTATCTGAAGTGCCGCCTAGGTCTAAGTCTGGATCAGAACCGCCTATTAAATTAAGAAGATAGTCTATGGGTTGCGGTGTGGCAGTACCCACAATTGGATCGTCAAGGTAGACGGACCATTGCCCGTTAGTATCTATAGAGAAATCAAGGCTAAGTGACTCACCCTTGTATAACGTTTGAGGACAGTTAGAAAAGTCTAAAATAATATCATAATCCCCAGGGGCGGAAAGGTTTTTATTAGTTACGTTAATCCTGTAATCAAGAGTCTTTACATCACTATACTCTACTAAAAAGTTAGCGTTTGTAGAATGATTAGGATAACCTTCTTCGTAACCACCATAGAACAGCCTACCGTTAGATATGGTTTGAGCGTTTGACTTTTGTGGTACGTTGTCGAACATCTTAAAAGCGTCGATCTCAGCCATTGCTGGATAAGCCTGTGAGTTGTAAAAATGAAATACACCTACGGCTGGAGAAGTTCCCCCTTCGTCATAATCCCAGAAATCTCTACCATCAACCTGAGATGCAGGTTTGTTGCTAGAAAAAGAGAAGTTCCCAGCTTTGTAAAACACCCCAGACTCTAAATCTCTGAAGATGATGTTTACGCTATCTACCTCTTGTCCGCCATGAGGGACTTCAACTTTGATTACGTTTTCTGAATGGATAGGTTTCCCGTCGTCGTAAACTGTATTTAACAGATAGTCTGGAACCACTGGATTAGAGTGGTTTGATAAAGCACTTTCCTCGCCGTCCTTGTAAACATACTGATAAGCGAAAGAAAAGCTTTTCCCGTATATGCTGTTTTTGTCTGTGTGGTCATCTGTAGCGCTGTAAACAACTATCTCTTCTCTTGGGGCTGTCTTACAAACGCTAAAGAATTCTCTTATGTCGTCATTCGAGTAGCTGTCTAAGATTCCGCTCAAAGCCCTATCTACGTTAATCTTTCGAGGCTCATTTACCCCGTCAGTAAAGTAGATAATCGTCTGAACGGTTCCTGCTTGATTGGTATCAACCCTTAAGATGTCTGCGTCTACATAACTGTCTACTTGCAGGTCAAGTATGTTAGTCACCTCGCTGTATACTTCTTCATATTCGGGTGACTCTCTATTGTAGTTACATCGCAGAATTGCGCTTCCGCCAGTACCTGGATGAGCCACGAAAAAGTAAACGTAGTCTGTATCTAAATCAGTTACGCTCCCTATTACTTTTCGTTGCCTGTGTGCGGCGGGAAGAGTACCGCTAATAGGTACATTGCCTTTCGCCGTCTTAAGAACAAACCCATTGCCGTCTTCATCTGTAGATACCGTCACATTCAATGCGTCGGTCATCTCAGTTGATTTTACAGCTCTTTCATCCGAAGATTTGTTCAGGGTAAATGGTATAATCTTGTCTATCGCCATTATCCTTTAGGGCTTTGCTTGTAATTCTTACGAATAGTCTTAAGAGCTTCTTCTTTAGAGAATGATTTCAGTCTTGCGTTGGCCTTTCTGAGTTCGTTGTAGTACTCTCGTCTTGCACGAGCCTTTTCGTTGGCAGGCACAGAAGACTTGCGCTCCACTAGCTTGTGGTAGATGTACGATCTAAGCGCTTCTTCGGCCTGAATATCGATAGACGGATTAGTAGACCTGGCTTCGTCGGCTACATACTCAAGCACCACTTCACTGTACCTTGAGTCTACTTCGATTCTGTTCTGGTCGAGGTTAAGTCTGTACTGACCAGCGTAGCGTCCACCGCCATAGCCGTAAAGCTGTCCGTCGTTGCCTGCAAACGTATAGTTTCTGAACACATAGCTGTTTAAGCCGTCATCTACATTTCCGCCGATGTCAGCATTACTGGTCTTGGAGTCCACGAGATTACCATTACTATCCTCCTTCATGGAGTAGTTGATATTCTTGTTTTCTCCGAATACATAGATAAGGTTGTCTGTACCGATCACACCAATCTTAACAGCCTTGACGAAATCAGAAGGAAGAGCAACGGTGTTGTTTGTTGAGTCAACAGGAAGCTTGATGGACTTTATTCTGTTCAAGAGGTCGAACCCCATCTCACGAATGCCCCTCAACGCAAAAGCTCGCAACACAGTGTCTTCTACGTCATTCACGTAGTCGTCATGGCCCAGCGTGATAACGAAGTCGTTTACTACTTGATTTACTGATACTGTATTCCTAGCCATTACTTCTTAACTTTTGGTAGCTCCTCTTTCATGGAGTAATTCACGATATCAGCGTCTCTCAAGTTCAACCCAATCATCTTTGCAATCTCCATAGCTAGCTCAGCTTCGTAGTGAGCTGGCAGCTCGAAGTGCTGATCTTCTGGAACTCCAGTACCAGGGCTTTCATCGAGCGAGGGTCTTGCTGTGCTGGCGCTATATGTGGCATCATCATTTCTCGACTCTGGAATCTTGTAATACCTAACCGAGATCTTGTTGATTTGACTTGGGAATACCTCAATGTCTGAAGAAACCAAAGCTACTGGAGAAGATTCAGAAGGAGCAGAGATGTCGCTCAACAGGATGCGTTCAATCTTATCTTCGTCATAACATACGTCAATCACCGTTCTGGTAGACTGTCCCAGCAAAACGCTTCCGAAGGTGGTCATGCTGATGATTCTAGAAAGGTCCACTGGCTTAGCAAACACGCCATTAGACTTATTGATATTGCCTCTCTTTGCAAATACAGACAAATCCTCTTCGACCTGCTTGATTCTAGACTTATCTCTTTTAGCAGAGATCCCCTGTCTGCTTGACCGTCGAGCCTGCTCCAACTCCCTAAACAAAGAGTTGTAGATGTTTAGCTGAGCCTGGTAAGCAAACTGATTGAATATTTGTGGCGTAACAAAACCCCGCTGATCCTTATTAGCCAGATTCTTTAAAGTGTTGTATACGCTGCGAATGTTAGCAAACATGAAGCAAATATACGAAAAAGAAAAAGCCCCCTTTCGGAGGCCTTCTCAGCAGTATATATGTAGAATTAGTCCAGCTGACGCTCAATCTCAGCGACGACGGGGGCAGCCGCTTCTGTCATGCAGTAACGCACGAATACGTCAACTGGGTTCTGTCCCACTGGGACTGATATAATATGCTTGTTGGTGTCGAACCACTTGATAGCGTCTCGCTCTGCCTTAATAATCTGATAAGAGATTGCTTGGCGAATCTTAGACTTCATGGTTACGACAGGGTTGTCAAACGACTCAATGAATGTCTTAGGAGACTTCTTGGCCTTTAGAAGCAAGTCATGCTTTACCTCTGCAATAGGTCGGTCCACATCCATTCCGTATGCCAGAGCTACAGCCAAGAGCTCGTCGAGCTCCTTTGTTCGGAGCATGTTAATCGCGTCGTTTACCAAGAACTCTGTATCTAGATCGTTCTCAACTTTCTTGGCAGTGTCTACCAGGTAGAAAGTCCCACCTCCATTCGCCTTGTTTTCTGGATGCGCATTCAAATAAGCAAGAAGGTTTGGCTTTTCTGGACCAACCAAGAGGTTACCCATAGTGAATATGACTGGACTCTTTACTGAGTGTTCAGCTTGCTCATCCCTAAAGATAGAGTTCTCGTTTTCACAGTATCTGATTTCTCTAACCTTTCCAGAGTCCTTATCAAAGACTGTGATTCCGCTTTGCATCAACATTAAAACAGCCTTAGACCGAACAGCCTTAAACTGATAAATGCCGTTGTTTTTTTCAGATCTGCGAATTTTCTGCTTTTGCTGGGTTTTTTTGGGGCGCCCAGGAGCCCGCTTTGTGCTTGTAGTCATAGTAAAATAAAATTGAAATTCAAGAGAAGTAAAAGAGAGGGGGCGTATTCCCCCTCTCGATTACCTATATGTATTATCCCTGCAACAATACGTGCTGATTAGCAGCACGAGTTACGAGGTTGCACTCAGAGCGGTAGTTGAACTTAACGGTATCCTTACCGCTAGTTACGTGTCCGAGGACACCACCACCTTCTACCCAGTGCTCCATCTCGCGAGAGTAGTTGCCAGCAGCCTTGTAGTTCATCTCCAAAGCAGGAGACTTAACACCTGTGTTAGCGTCAGCAACCTGAGACATTGGAATCATAGCTCCAGTAGGTCCGCCGATACCACCCAGTGTTGGGTCATTCAACAACTTCCAGTCGTGCTTGTGGAAAGTGTAGCCACCACGAGTAAACGACTTAAATCCGAGGCTAACAGCCAAGTCCTGAGAGTTGTTAAACGCACCAAACTGAGAAGCAAGACCTGCAGTAATAGAGTTTCCACCTGCTACTGGGCCTCTAGCCAACAAGTCGTCAATCTTCAAAGACTGAGCTCTGTTCAAGTACATAGCGTACTCGTTAGGAGCACCTTCTTTGTCGAGCTCAAGGATGATGTTATCGAAATCACCATCAAATCCCGCTGGAGACCCAGCGACAGTGATACCTCTCTTCTCAACAGCCTCGAAGTAACCCTCAGAAGGAACGATTTTGTCAGAACCTACAGTAACGGCATTACCGTCGTTAGCCTCAGAGTACAACAACATCATCTCTCTTTCGTTCATGAAGCGCTTACGAGCGTCCATCTCGTTCTTCAAGTACCACATGTACTGACCGTTCACATTCAACCAGCCGATGTTAGTAGCTTGAGAGCCGCTTACTTCGTACATCTCCTTAACGATGATGTATGGGTTGGATCGCTTGATCAAGCCAGTCTGGTAGAAAGCTGTTGGCTGCTCTGTGCCTTGAGCATGCATATTACCAATGATAGCAAAAGTAACAGTGCCGAAGGTTCCAGTTGTACCAGGAGTGCCTTCATCAGCAGAAGAGTCAGTTTTGCCGAGGTCGGTAACGGTCAGTGCAGTTCGCTCTGTCGTCGTAGCTCCGTCACCATCAGTCGAAACAGCAGTAACCAAAAGTCTATGACCAGCTGGAGACAAAAGAACGTCATTTACACGAGCCGTAGGAGCACCTCCTTCTACGTCAGAAGCGTGGAGATAAATCTTGTCGTCGCCTTCGTCATACTGACCAACAACAGTCTTGTGCAGACGGCCTTCTTCGTACCACTCAACTTTGTCAGAGGTACCTGCATTCTTCTTGGCGCCAGTAAGTTCCAAGAAGCCAGTGATGCCCTGATCACCATAAGTTTGTACATAAAGATCTCTTACGTCGGGCTTCGTAGGATCAATCAAAGTTGCCAGAGAAATATAGTTCTGTGGCGTTGCCTGCAAACCACCGCCTGTTACAGCTGCGTCTGCTACATTGCTAGGCGTTCCAAATGCCATAATTTCTTATTTTTTAAAAGTTTAGATAAATCCGAACCCCCCTCCGCTTTGTCCAAGCGCTTCTTTTAATTGCTGAACAAGCGGGTCAGGTCCGTTTGTTTGGTTTCCTTGATTTGGAGACTGAGGAGAAATGTTAGCTGCTTTCTCCACTACGCCACGCTGACCATCAGAAAGCCCCTGTCTGTAAACAGACTGTACGATGCTCTCTACGTTGTCAATGACGGCTCTGTGCATATTCAGCTTGTCATAATCCCAGCTCCCATCTTCGTTCACGTAAGGATCGAAGAACTCGTCAAGGCGAGTGTTTTTCTCAGCGAGCTGACTCTTGTAGTTGTTGTCCATACCGAAAGTAAACGTCTTCTCATTTCCGAGATTGAATTCAATCCCTTCCATAGCGTCTAGCTCTCTGCGCATGTTCGAAACCCAAGCGTCATCAATTAATGATTCCGACTCATCGGATGCTTGACGTTGTGGTGCCTGATACTGCGTTCGCAGCTCGTCGATACCTTTACGTGCGTTCTCCGCGTCGATCTTCATTTGCAGTTGCGAAAGCTTCACCTCGTCTTCTGAGTGCAGATCTGGGTCGAGCTTATACTTGCTAGAGACCAACATACCGACTTCTTCTTGCGAGAGGTTTGGGTAATCAGAAGCCATCTTGGTTCTGATTGCAGTCACGTCATCCATTTCGGAAGGGTTCATGGACTGATAGATAAACCAATCTCTTGGGTCGCGGCCAGTCTTTTCGACAAAATCCGCGATCACAGAAATACGTTCGTCGAGCTCTCTTTGCTCCTGCTGTTGCGCCTGAAGGTCATCAAACGAAGCGATGTTTCTCCCAAGCCTTTCGCTAAGGAATTCGAACACCGCACCCTCGATTTGTTCTGGTGCGTATTGTGGCTGAGCTTCTGGCTGATCAGGCTGAGGCTCAGTTACAGTTTCTTGTTGTACCTCTGGAGTGTCTTCCACCGTAGGCTGTTCTTGCACAGCTGGGGCGGCAGGCTCTTGAGGTTGTTGCATAGCAGCTACCTCTTCGTCAGAAACGAAGCTAAATGAAGGGGAGTTTGTTTCCTCAGTCACTGGCTGCTGCTCAATAGTTTGTGTGTTTTGTTCTTCCATTAGGATTTAATTTAAATGCAAATATATAAAGTATTTATTTAGAGCTTCTTGTATCAAAATATCAACCTGATGACCTCAAATGATTCGGCTAAATCAAAGTCGATTTGCTTGCCTCTAATGACGAGTAAAGACCTGATATAATCTTCGTTTATGTAGTTTCTAAAAGACTGTGATTTGTACTCTAAAATAGAGTCAACTTTGTTTTTTAAATCTTCAGGAAAAACCTCAATAAAACACCTGTTGTTAATTTCCAGGTTGTTCCATGGGATTTCATACCCCAGTATGCTTGTTTTTTTGAAGGCTCTAGTGCCTTCTTCGAATATCACTTTGTGATCCTGATGGATATCATAAGAACAGGGCAGTAATACCAGATCGGGATCGATAGTGTTTTTAATCTTAATCATATCCTCAAGAATATCCTGCCTGCTTGACGTGAATTTTCTCACTTTGTATCTAAGTGTAGAAATGTTGGCTTTAGGAATACCCAACCTGGATCCAGCCCTCAGTATTTCTTTCGACAATACGGTTTTATCAAATCCTGGAGGCACAGACTCCTCACAAATAGAAAAAGCAACATAGTAAACTTTTTTACCTTCCCTACAAAGCCTAGAAATAGTAGCCCCAGCTCCTATCTCTCCATCGTCGGTATGTGGACCCAACACCAAAACCGTCTTAAAATTGTCTAGAGTCATTTGTTTGATTTTAAGAATCTGGCTGGATTTCCAGCCCAAACTTCCCCGCTGGGAATATTCTTGGTAACCACCGAACCCATGCCAACGACAGAATTATCCCCTATTTTTAAATGTTGTTTTATAGTAGAGTTAGCCCCAATAAAGCAATTTCTTCCTATTTTAACAGAGCCGCATATTACACTTCCAGCTACTATCAAGGTGTTTTTGCCTATGTGGGCGTTGTGAGCAATATGAACTAGATTGTCTATTTTAACCCCATCTTCAATAACGGTGTTATGCAAGTTGCCTCGATCAATACAAACATGAGAGCCTATGACAACATTGTCCCCTACAATTACATCACCAAAGTGAGGGAAAAACACTAGCTCTCCTTTTTCATCAGGTTCAAATCCAAACCCGTCGTTTCCTATTTTCGCTGTATCGCAAACCTTAGTGTTTTCTCCAATAATAACTTTAGGTGGGCGAGCCTCTCGGCCATGTAAAGACCTAATAAAATCTAATCTGCTCATTGCTAGTCTTAAGACCTGTACTTTGCGACTTTCTTCGCAATGCCTTTAGGCTGCTTTACAAACTGCTTGCCCTTCTTGTTACCCTTGGCTTTCGCTCTATTCGTGGCTGCCTTCTCTGAAGGAGAAAGGGCTTTCCATGCAGCGTCTGGCAAATAGCGCTTCTTCCCCTTGGACGGCTTACCGTCAGAGGTTCTCCACTTCTGCTTAGTCCACTTCTTGAGACTTCTCTGTGATTTAGCTAACGCCATCAGCTTGTGTATCCTCCCCCCGCTTTCTTGTACGCTACAGCAAGCATCTGTGCCTTTCGTGCAGACCACTGACCAGGCTTCCCGCCTTTAGAGCCCGCCTTGATTCTGTTGAAGATACGCTTACGCAGTCCTGGCTTCGTGTAGTTACCAGCTTCGTTTACGCGAGACTTTGATTTCTTCTTTGCTTTCATGAGTGGCTGACGAGTTTGAACTTAGCTTCCTTCACAGCGCCAGGATGTGGTTTGTAATCTCCTTTCATAAGGAAGTATCTACCCCGATCCACCATCCAGTGAAAACCAGAAGGTGCAGGAACAGACTTTGTGGCCGAGCTAACTTTGAGCTTACCGCCCTTATTGTACTTGACGGCATTCATGGTTTGATGTTTTCATTCACCGCCTTACACATAGATAAGAATTCCTCCTGACTGTATCCCTGCTTACACATATTTACCATTTTGTGAACCCACTGAACATTGCCTTCTACATACCCTAATGATGAATCTATTCTGTCTAATGATGCTGTGTTGTTTGACACGTCTTTTGCTTTTATGTCCCATCCAGTTAAAGCGCATTTGAAACCCTGATCAACTAAAAGGTCAGCCAAATAATCAAAGCTGAGAGCCCACTCTATATTTCTTAATTTTGCGCTAGACTTAAACTTATTGGCAAAAGAGTATCTAAGTACGTCTTTAATCCACCCCTTATGAGAGCAATTTTCTGGGGTTGAATTGCTGCATTTTTTGCAAAGCTTACCCTCCATAAAAGAAAAAATGGCGTAATTCCTTCTTAAATAAGATTGCTCTTCACCGCAAGAAGAACAAGGCTTATACCACCTTCCATCTTCACCAAGATGAACTTGTTCTGGAAGATCTAAAAGAAGCATGGCATAAGTATTACGATCCACTTGATTTTATTGGCCCACCACGCTGCGCTGGTCTTACCCTTGGCGATGTTCTTCCTGTGTCTGGCCTTGAATGACTTACGCTTCGCTTTCATGCGTGCGCTCTCCCCAGCCTTCGGCTTACCAGCCGTGCTAGCCCCTCTCTCTCCGAAGCGAATAATCTTTACTTTACCGCCGTCTCGTACCGCTACGATATGCGACTTCTTCCCCTTAGGGGATCGCTTAGGTTTGTTGAGTCCAGAGAGCCCAAACCGCTTAAGTTTCTTCTTTACATCTTCAGCCATAAGGCAAAGATAATAAAAACAAAAAAAGGCCCACGAGGGGCCTTCTTCTGTCACGCTAAGAGATCTTATGCGTCGAGTGTAAAGTCTGGGAGAGCCGCAGCTACCGCTGAGTCTACGATCGTGTCGAGGTTAGTCTCACCAGCAGAGTTATTGTACTGGATGTTGAGGTTGTGGTTGTACACACCGTTATTCTCTACTGCTTTCATAGCGATGTAGATGTTAGACCCTTGTACGCTCACTGAGAGTACAGATACTGTTGGGTTGAGGAGGGTGAATCCACCGTTCTCAAACTCTTTTTCTCCTGTGAAACTCCAGGACTTAGATTCAAATGCAAATGCCATAATTAAAAAGTTTAGCGCAAAGATAATTAAATAAATCTATTCTTTAATGCGTTGTAGTTTTGAGTTACTTCGGAGGCAGAAAGTACTCTGTTATAAATCTTTGCGGAAGACACCTTTCCGTCAAGCCAACGAAAATTACTAGAATCATCCCCTATCTCGAAGCCGCTGGTGGTTTTTAATGTGAAAGGCGTAGAAGCGTGTGACACTGTGTCTGTCAGCACGTTATTTACATATAGTTTAATTTCTGAAGCGCTGTCAAATGTTGCCACCACATGATTCCAATCGTTATTGTTTGCGTTGTCATTTGACTCAGAGGTAATTGTGTTTTGACTGGATGTATTTTGCACAACAAATCTAAAGTTTGCGGTAACTCCAACGTCCCACCAAATCAAAAAGGACCTAGAGGTTGAACCACCCCACTGCCCTATAACCGTACCGTCTGATGGATCATTATCAATATAAACCCAAACGTCTAACGTAAAATTAGAAAGACCTGACGTAGAAAATTCAGTAAAGCTTACAGTATCGTCAGTTCCGTCAAATACAATACTTCCCCCATTAGCAGAGTCTGTAGTGGGGGTTGCAGAAAATGTCCCATCATTACCCCCAACCAAATCAGACCAAGTAGTCCCCGTCCCTGGATAGCTATTATCGTTAGCTGCATCCACGTAGAACACCAACCCATCCGTCACTATGCTTTTACCGTAGCTGTAGCTCATACGAATCTGTTTTTAAGGGCGTTGTAGTTTTGGAGGATTTCGTCTTCAGTAAGCGCCCTGTTGTAAATAGAAAGATTAGAAAATGTTCCGTTATCATAATTACCTCCACTCCACCCTCCTATTGTAAATGCCGTAGCAGCTCCTATAGTTCTAGCGCCTCCCAATCCTTGATGCCAAAGCGACCCATTTAAATAAATTCTCATTCTATTGGTAGAAGACAAGGTGCAATCTTTCCAGAAAACCCAATAATTCCATCCTCTGTGTACATTAGAGGACTCTTTAAATATTCTGTCATAGGTATTGCCTCCATTATTTCCACAGTCCCAATAAATATTTCCATTATTCCAGGGTAGGTGAGCGCTGAATTCTCGATGATTACTATCACTACTGTGTTCCGACCTAAAAGTAAAACTTTGATTATTTACTGTTGGGTGTCCGTTATACCACAAACAGACGGAAATGGCATTAGTTACAGGCGACGCAGCTCCAGGGAAGGTACACATATCATCTACCCCATCAAACACAATACTACCTCCATTAGTAGAGCCTGTGGTGGGGGTCGCAGAAAATGTACCATCATTACCTCCCACTAAATCACTCCACGTACCGCCACTACCAGGATACGATTTACTGTTCCCTGCGTCTACATAGAATACTAACCCATCAGTTACGATAGGTGCGTTATTTGCAAACCCACCCATTTAGATCTCTGCGTCAGGGTCAGTCCATTCAGTCCCAGCGAGCAACGCAAGAATCTCTGCGTGAGAGTACTCTTGTGACTTTGTTGCAAGAGCAACTACCGAAGGTGGTTGGTCCCCTTCATATTTCACAAAGCTCTGCGTGTTAGCTAAGTTCTTTCTCAGCGTATCTGCCGATGTTTCCATGACCTCTGAGAAGTCGATTGTGTCCACCTCTGTGAGGTCGAACACTACGTAATGTCTGTTTTCGAAATGCATTATAATCCGTGTTTTGTTTTACTTGCGTTGTAGTTTTGGAGAACCTGTGCAGCAGTCAGTTCTGCGTCGTACATAAGGCATTCACCTATCAAGCCGTCATAATAATAAAGCTGGTTGTCATCTGCTCCCTGACCAAAAGTTGAGAAAGAATAATCTACTACGGAACTGCCACTTCCTGTATTGATGATTAACGAAGTGGTCTGCGCTACCCCATTGATGTATATGGTTCCACCTGCCTCTGTCCTGCTTCCATCATGAGTAAAAGTAGCTTGCGCTGGATTTGCTGTCAAACCGCTAGCCCTCCAGTATTGAACATGACTGTTATTGTGACGTGCCGCAGCCGTTATACTGTAGTTAGAGTTTGTAGTGCTGTAACTTATGTACAAACCAACAAATGTGTAATCGTTAAATCGCTCAAAAGACCCAAAAAGACACTGCGTTCCATTTTTTGAATCGTGGTCATAGAATGCTGACCAAGTGTAAGAATCAGACAAGTCAACAGGAACCATAGTGCTGGGAGTTGAATCTACAGTACCTGTGTAGTCGTTCGTTCCATCAAATGCAACCCACACGCTACCGCCCGTTGGTTGTGCTACGCCATTGCGATATGTTAAGTTGTAAGCCCCTGAACCTTGGTCAACAAGTTGTGTAGATGTTGCTCCACCAGACAAAGAAGCATCATAGTGGTGAATGAGACTTGAAGTGACTATACCAGACCCAGACGGTGCATCTTGCCCAGCAACTTTTGCAATGTCTGCCTTTGCCACATCGCTTATCTTGGATAAATCAGCCCAAGAAGTTCCCGTTACCTTATCAATAGCCATTACGAGAGCTCTATCCAGTCGTTAGAAGGATTAAACCAAATCTGCCCGTTTGTGCCGTCTAAACAGTAGCCAACTACACGCACAACGTCTCCCGTTGTGTATGCAGACACATCGCTTGTTACGTGTCCAGCCGTAGTGCTTACGTACAGCTCGTCACCCGTAGCTTCTGTACCGTCGATAGCTCCAGCAGCCATAGTGAATGTACCCTTCAGCAGCATTCCGTTCGTGTCTGAAGCTGTCCCCAGCGCAATAGCGAGGAGCACACTCCCTGAGCTAGAGACTGCATCTGCGTCTGCTTGAGCCCAGTTACCTGAAGAGTTAAAGTAGTAGAGATCGCCTTGAGTCATACCCGTAGTAGCACCGAAATATACTACATCCCCTTGGTAAGAGAAGTCTGTATTCGATGGTTTTTCGTACTTGACCTCTTTGAACTTGTCGATAGTAACCCCGTCAGAGTCGTCTACAGTAAGCTTAGGTAATCCAGACACATCGTTTACACTGAAGATAGTTCCAGTAGTCCCTGTATCTACTTGGAAGAGGTCGTGTGTACCATCGTGAATAGTAAACGTGTCTGCCGTTCCTGTAGGATCAAGTTCAATTTCAAGATTGTACCCGTTCGTGTCAATTAATCGGTCACCCGCTAATGTTTGATCGGCAGATGCCAAAGGCGTACCACCGCCTGGAGATGGTGTAGCGAAGATTAAGTCTCCGTTAGCATCAACTTCAAGCACTTGACCAAGCGTACCTGTAGCGGTTGGGAAAGCGTAACCAGTGGATGACGGGTCGTTTACTTGCAGCGTACCGTTTACTCTCAGGATATCATTATCGAACTCACCGTAAATCAGTGGGGTGGTGGAGTTGCTGTTCTCTATGTAGAGCTTGTTGGATTCTGTGGTAAGGGTGTTTCCAGCCGTATATCCGATTAGAACATTGCTGCTACCAGTAGTTAAAGATGAGCCAGCAGAATACCCTATAAAAACATTGTTAGATTTATTTCCATACCCCGCACCTGCAAGTTCACCAATGGCGACGTTTTGAGTAAGTTGTCCAGTTCCCCCAAGAGCTTTTCTGCCAACAGCGACATTTCCTGTGCCACCTCCAGTAGTAAGGTTTAACGCTTGGAAGCCAATAGCTGTATTATTATTTCCAGATGTACCCGCTCCAGCCATATGCCCTACAAACGTAGAGTATGAAGCCCCTCCTTTACCAGCAGCAGAACCAATAGCTACTAGCCCAAAAAGATTAGTATGTCCCCGTCCTGCTTGATAACCAAGTAGCGTGTTGTAAGATGCCGTTGTTATAGAGTCTCCTGCCTGATAACCAATTGCTGTATTTTGTTCCCCAGTAGTCAGCGCAGTTAATGCTTGATATCCAACAGCAGTAGAGCCATCAGCAGTGGTGCCCGTAGCATTTACAGAACTCAATGCTTGATAACCTAAAGAAGTAGTGTAGGCTGATACAGTCATAGCATCAGAGGCTTGATAACCTACTGCTGTGTTACCAGCACCTGTAGTTAAAGCTGTTAATGCTTGATGTCCTATTGCTACTGTGTCGTTTACAAGCTGAACTCCATCACTCTTACCCGCCTCATACCCTACGAACACACTGTTATTGCCCCCGCTGTGACCAGCTTGATACCCAAAAAAGGCTGAGTTAGTGTAAGATGAAGGGCTGTTCGCTCCCGTGTTACCTCCGACCGAAGTCGTGTAGACACCTCCGTTATAGTTAGAATTGGAGCCAACTCCTATAGAATAAGTCTTAACGTATGATGCAGCACCGCTGTTTGAACTTTCACCAACAGCAATTTGATTGCTTGAATTCGAGCCCCTATATCCTGCGTTGGAGCCAATCGCTACACTGTCGGTGCCACTATTAAACCTTCCAGCACCGTCTCCAATAACTACGCCCGCACTGGCTAAACTAGTTCCAGTAGATTTTCCTATGTGGATACCGTTGTTGGTAACCATCTTCAAGGAGTGAGTGCTACCTCCGAAATATAAATACGCTGAGGATTGTATATTGCCCACAACGTCCAACGGCTGAGCAGGGGTAGTAGTCCCAATACCTACGTTTCCGCCTGATTTTACTATTAGCCGAGTTTGTGCAGCCGCTCCGTCTTCAAACAAGCCAAAACCGCTACTGTTTTCGCCAAATGCCCAGGTGATACCAGAATTATCGTACCAGTTAACACCAGACCAGTCGCTAGCTGAAGACCTAACAAGTCTTATTCCGTTGCCACCAGCAGTACCTGAGTTTCGAAATATTACATGGCCGTTTGCGCCACCGTCAATATCTAACTTCGCTTGAGGGGTAGTAGTCCCCACTCCTACATTTCCTGTAGTGTAGTAGATGTCGCTACCAGAGGTTGTCCAAGGGGAACTTCCACCACCAGTAGTAAACGAAAGCGTACCTGATCCGTTAGTGGTAAGTACCTGTCCGCTTGAACCGTCTGTAGTAGGGAAGCTGTACTCCCCAAAAAAGTTGATTGCCGTAGCTGGGTCTATTGTAATGGTGCCTGATGTTCCAGTTGACCCTATTGTCTTATCACCCACAAAATAAAGACCACCATCTACATTGAGACCACTACCTACATTGAGACCACCGACTTCTAATAAAACGAGTTCGTCAGAAGTTTTTAACGAACCGTCAGTGTCCCCCACGAAAACAATACGACCTGGCTTCTGCGTAAAGTCAGATGCCGTGACTCCCGACAAGCTTGTGATCTTGTCAGTGGACTTGATGATACCGTCAGGGTTTGTAGCCCCTATATAGTTGTTTAAAGCCGTTACTGTAGACGGACCGTCGGTTCCCCATGCGTTTCCATCTTTATCTACAATCAGGTCATAACTAATTTCATTAACAATCCTTTTGTTGTTTGTGTTCTTTACGATTGTTACATCATCACCTCTGTTTGAAGCTGTTAGCGATCCTGGCTGATAAGCCCTATCGCTGATGTAGACGGAATTGTTTCCGTTAAAAATTCTAATCTTTCCCATGGCTGTTATACTGACCCAGTAACCTTAAGTTTTAAGTTGTTGAACCTTTGTTGCACAAGTCCAAACTCATCCTCTGCAAAAGCAGCATAAAACTTCAAAGTCACGGCTTTTGGCCTTTCTGTATTACCGCTGTCCTTTTTGAAGGCGTCGCCAAAAAAAATCGGTCCGTCTTGCGTCATAAGAAGGTTAAGATTCTCTGGTGCTGACGGGTAATCTACTATCATTTTAACATCAGTTTCGTTTGAGGCTGTAGGGTAATCTCTGGTTATCTCAACGTAAACGGCAAAAGAAACAGGATTCGTCGTAATGCCGATATTGTGGTATATAGAAGACGGTTCTTTAATCTCAATGACTGCGTTTTCAAACCACTCCCCAAACTCAGTGCTATTGCTAGTGTACAGCTTTATACTATCTGAAGCAGTGTTTACCTGCCAGGTATATGGAGCAATAGAAGTCGTAACGCTAGGAGTGTTAAACTCATACTGCTGCATATCCTGCTGGGCGCTGTTGGTTACAATACTGGTCTGAGTATTGTAGTTTTCAAATGTGAAGTTGGAGTCAAAAATAGAAAAGGTAGCGGCATTGTTATTAGTAAACTCAATCTGAGTATTTCCATCAGAGGGAGACGCACCTACGTTACTTAAAAATATAAGCAAGTCATTGGTGCTAACGATGCCGTCATTATCAAAGTCTCCAGCCACGGAGCCGTTTTGAGGCATGCCAGCTGTAGCGGCTACGGCAGCGTTCATAAACGCAGTGAAAGCGTCAGTAGGAACAAAGTTTCCATTTGCATCTCTAATCAGAATGTCATCCTCAGAAGCGCCAGTCAAGTCAACATCGCTCAACCCGTTTAAATCAAGGGCTGCTGGCTCTAACTGAATAGTTCCTGAACCCTGATCATACGTTAGAACGTGATTATCTTTTCCTGATAGGCTCTGGTCTGCGTCGAACTCGAAGTTACCAAGCGATACATTTCCCGTGCCGTGCGGCTGAATAGTAATACCCTGATTGCTGGATGTAGTTACTATGCTGTGTGTTGATACATCAAGGTTAGCACTAAGTGTAGGAGCAAGATCATTAGAAAGCTGCGTTTCCTGGGCTTGAGGTTCCCACTCACCGTTATTCCACACAAGCGCGTATCCATCCACAGGGCTAATGGTAACCGTATCTACGTCAGACAGGTCGTTTAAACCAACATTAGAAAGGACCGATTGGGCAACAAATTTACCAGTTAAGTCGTTCCAAATGAGTGCTTCCCCCTCCCCTATGCTTTCTAAGTCTTCATCAATCTCAGAAAGGTCAAAAATAGATTGGGCGGAAAAATTTCTAAACTCCATCTCCCCAAATTCAGGGTTATTTGGGTCAGCTATGTCCTTTACTACCAGTGCCTTATTCCGAAGGTCAAAATTGGGCGCTACTTTGGGAAACTTGTACCCGTTTGGTCCGCCGATCCTTACGAAGTCTATAGTCTCGTTTTCTTCGTCTGAGTTTTTTACTTCAAAAACTACGTTGTTATTTTGGTCTTTAACAACAACATCCCCCTTCTTATTGATCTTAAAAAGCTCGTTGTCTGAGCTCCCTATAACAACCTCTTCAAGAGATTCATTAGCTTCTTGAGAAGACGTGACTTTAAAAATTTCGTCGCCAGACGAATCCCTAATTGTAAAATCGCCAGCCCTACCCACCTCAAAGACTGTTGTGGGGTCTCCGCTAAAAGAATTGGTGTCGATAATCTTAAAAACAGAACCTATATCTCCTTGATCTCTAGCAAGTTTAAATTCTATGTCAGACCTACCCTCAAGAGTAAGTTTGTTGCCTGAAGAGGTTCCACTTTTTAAAATTAAATCACCACCCTGAGCGACTATCTTAATGTCCCCGCTGTTTGACTGAACAGTAAGTTCGCCTGGTGTATTCTTAAGTATTTGTTGATTTCCAGCCCTGCCAAGTAGCATAGCAGGTTCTGCGTTAAACTGGGGTGATTGGGCATCATTCGAAAATATAACACCCGCCCCATTACCAAAGGTGGTAGAAGAATTATTAAAGTTTACAGAAGTGTTGTTCTGAATTGTGATCGGATCATTGGGCCCACCATTAAAGGTTACTGGTCCATCAAAGGTTTTTGTGCCAGCAACGCTTTGATTGCCCGTGGTCCTTACAACAGTGTTATCAACAGAAAGTGTAACATCTCCAGAAGAAGCTCCTCCACTTAATCCATCATCAGTAATTATTGATTGGTCGGCAGTAGCCCCAGCCTCAATGCCAGCCAGCTTTGTACGTTCGTCAGTGGTTATCTGATTTCTTGATACAGTGACGTTATTCTGCACCTCTGGCACAGTGACTACAGTCGTAGCGCCACCAGTCGATATGGTAATGTTTGTTGCCATTATACGCTTACGTCTTCGTTAACTTTAAACGTTCCGTAAATTAAAGTAGTCACTTTGTTTGACTCGCTTACATCAGTCATCTCAATATCGTAAACATAAATACCTGAAGATACGGTAGCCATAGTCGCGGCATCTGCAAAAAACTTGACGGTTCCAGTAGTGTCGGCGTTGCTGTCCATAACGACATCAATTTGCTTTGGACCCGTTCCGTCATCCTCAGTGCTCAATATAATTCCGTCATTATTGTCACCTCCAGTCCCGTAAGCTGTGTCTTCATAGTCAGCGGTGCGGACCTCCATCTTGAACGAATCGTCTTCATTGGGTCCTGTTCCACCTCCAGTACCATCTTCGCCTAGACTTATAATAGAGTTGCCAGCAGAGTCCTTTAGCGTAAGCTGAAGCTCAAAGGTGTCACCTCTTTTACAAATAATGTCTACCCTCTGGGAAGTATCTAAGTTTATTGTTTGCGCCATCTTAACCTAGTAATTCTGATGTTATTTTAGCTGCGTCAGAAGATTCTGGGAGTTCGCCTCGATCTCCTTGTCTTTGAGAGATAAGCTTGCTTTGCTCAGCAGACTGCTTCTTAACTCTATCGTCTTTTCTGTCTTCTTTAAGTACTTCGAGCTTCTCTTTGAACTCTTGTTCCTCGGTTCTGAATCCGAGCGTAGCCTGAGCCTTGATGAGCTCGATTTCTTTTCTGAACTGATGCTTGACTTGCTCCAGCTGTGATTCAAGCTGAGTCTTAAGCTGCATCTCTTGCGCTTTAAGCTGTGCCTCCATCTGCATCTCTTGCATCTTGGCTTGAGAGGTAGCCTGAGCTGAAGCCTGCTGAATTTGTGCTTGCTGTTGAGAGTTCTGCATGGCGATCTGCTGCTGAGCCTTAACGCGCTTCTTTCTTCTAACGATGAGGAGACGCTCAGCCTGGTCTACGTCTCTCAGCTGTCTAATTCCAATTGCGTCTTCGATATCAATCTCTCCTCTGCTCAAAGCAACCTGGATGTTCTGTTCTAGGTACTGCCTGTCTTTGTCGTCCATGTCTCTTTGAACGTGTACACCGAAGTTGTACATAGGTAGATCCCTGAATGAGCTAATGACCCCCATATTAGTGTTGCCCACAGCTTTCTCGTAAACCCTGTAAAGAACAGAGTCTGGAGACAGCACTTGCAAACACTTGACGATATCATCAACCACCTTCTTGAAGAGAATCATAGAAGAGTGAGTAATATCGTAGATGGCATTGTTGCCTGCGGCGATAGCTTGCTGCTGAACACCCACGAGTGTATCCCCTTTCGGAGTAGTGCCGTCCATCATCTCGTTTATTCCCGTGGCATCACGAATCATTCGGAGATAGTGATTATAGAGGGCGATCAGCTCGTTGATGTTTCGGATGGTATTCTCAAGCGGACGAACTGGAGGGTTCTGGAATCCGCCCTCTGGGTTCTTGCTTCTATAGTAGAAGACACCAGTCTGTTCGTAGATATCCTGGATCTCCAGCGGCTGAAGCTCTCCTCCTCTTCCAAGCTGGACATTCTCCAATCCTTCGATGTCTACGATAAGACCGTCAGGCTTAGCCTTGGCAATGGCCTGCTGCAACTTCAGGTGCGTAAGCTGAAGCAAGTCGGCAAAGCCGATTACGCCTCCGACCAAAGACTTAGGAACGCTATCTCTGAGATTGGTTGCAACCACAGAGTAAGACATACGAGCCTTCGTAAGGTCGTAAATGTTTTTAGGGACGTTGGTCTTTAGCCCGTAGTTGAAAATCTTGTCAGACCCGATAACGTACATACCTCCGTACACAGTAGCGTTTTCAAGCTTGTATGGCTTTCTGGAGAACACAGAGTTCTCTGGCTCCTTGTAAGAGTTACCCTTGTAGTAAAAGCCTACGTTTCCGTACTGACTCTCTTTCTCTTCGTAGTACATACAATCAACGGAGATGAACTCAAAGTCCATGACTTCGATTGTGAACTCTTCGTATCCGCTAGTGTGAGGACCACGGGGGTTGTACTCGCGAGAGAAGTGGCTGTCGTTATTGAACTTGCCTTTGTAGTTCTTTGCAATTTCTTCGTACTCCTCTGGAGTGAACTGGTCTTGCGCAATGCGCTTCAGCTCCTGAATAGACATACGCTTTACGCTACCAGCGTAGACGATATCTTCAAACGACGGGTCTTCTGTATGGCTATGAATAAATGTAGCTGGATCTACATACTCCTCTTTGATGCCGTAGTTAGGGTCATTGTTTCGCTTCACTACTGCGAGACCGCAAGAAACCAAGTCGTTTACGCATCTACGATAAATAGAATCGTTGAAGTTGTTCCAAGAGAGGGTCATGTTGGTGGCAATCTGAGCTGCCACCTCAGCATCAGTCTTCACGTTAGAATCAATGAAGATCTCCGCTTCCTCAAGCGTATCTGGGATTTCTTTTGCAGAGGTTTCCGTTCTTACTCCAGAAGCCTCCATCTGCTCGAAGAACTGCTTGTTCTCCACTTGCATCCTAATCTTTCTCTTTTTAGCGTCTTTCTCGTTGCTTGAGAGTGGGTCGATTGCCTGAAGATTGGGATATGGGTCCTTCGATAGAATTTTGTTTACTACGATCTTAACGAACTTAGGGATAATTGGAACAGGGCTCCAGTCAAGGTTCAAGAGGGTGCCGTCGCCATTGTTGGGGTCTAGGCTGTTCAAGAGCTGCTTGTAGATAGCAGTGTCTTGCGTCCCGTTTGCGTAGTCTCTGTTTTTTTGGAAGTCGTTATAACGCTTTCTATATACGCTCTTCGCGTCGTCTGATCTCCCCCACTGATTCTGGATAGCTCGTGCATACTGAAGACCGTACTCTCTAGAAGCCTTTTCTTCTGGCGTAGCAAGAGGGTTTGGAAAAGCGCTAGATTTTTTCTTACCTTTGAGTGTGTTGTGCATCTGCTATTGGCCTTGTAGATGCAAATATAGGCAAATAAACCTAGGGGGGTTTAGGCGTTAGGAGTGTAGTACCTAAAGAACTTCTTCTCGTTAAAATTAACCTTCATTTCTTTCTTCTTTGCTTTTTGAGCTCCAAGGAGCGCCAGGCCAGAACTGATGGTCAAGTCAAACTTAGTTCTCTTCTCAATCTTGTAGCCGATCCAATCCTCTAGGGTCCTGTTGAATAGCATTTGCCCCATCTCTCCAGATTCTGCTCTCACACCTACGTGATCGTGTATATAAGCTTCGATAGCTTGAGCATGAGACTGAATCACATCCTGAGAGTTCGAGGGGATACCCTTAGTTCGGACGTTACTTGAAGAATTAGGATTCTTGAGGTGTTCTGGGCGATCCATTAAGTAACCGTCGTAACCTCTTGATTCAAAGTATCTTGCAATCCCGTACTTGTTGTTTTCTATAAGCAGTGGATAGCCGTAGAAGAACGCACACATCAAGACGTCTTCGTAAAAAATACTAGCTAGGTCTGGACGAGAAGCGTACTCTACAACAAACATGTTAGCGGGTGCATCCATGCTAAACTTATTGTACATATGTAGCGCACCCTTCGAGCCCCTCCCATCTACCGTAGCATCAAGATCATAGGAGTCAACCCCGCCTACCCCTATATGTGCGTTAGGAGCTATGCGTTTCCCCCGTTCGTCCGCCTTCTTATTCCTGAGGTGATCAGGCGGCAACCAAGCCACACGGAACCTACCGTTTGGGTCTGGGGAAAAGACGACTTCTTCGTCCTTGACCCTCCAGACGAAATTCCCTTGCACTACGGGATTTGGGTACAGGTTGTCGTTATATTCAATCTGCTGGTATATCTTACCTATGTTAAAGAGACTGCCTTCTATGCTGTCCCTAAATGCCTCGTCTTCGGTAAACGGGAACTGCCTGATAATTTCGTTGAGCTCTGAAGGATCATCCTTAAAGGAATGTCGCTCATTCTTTAGATACTTACGACTCCCCTGGTCTACAACCTCACCGTCAACTCCAATGATTTCTTTTTCTGGATCGTCTACAACAGCATTCCCGTACTGATCAAAGAAACCTTCTAGCGCTTCGTAAGCTGGGATGAAGATTCTGTACAGACCCGACCTTGTTCTTCCGTTGTTGTTTCGCTCGTTAGGGTCGGAATCCTGCCACAATCCCTTGTATTCTTCCCCGCCTTTATCCATAGGGTTTACCGTGCTCCCTACCAGCGCTTTACCTACTACTCGCTTACCAACGATAAGGCATGTGCGCTCGATACGCCATGCCTCACGGATGTCAGTAGGTTTCTCCCATTTGCCAGCCTCATCGAGGTACAGCATGTGGAGCTTCTCGCCATCGTATGCGTTGTTCGTGGTGTTCTTCCAGTTGATTACGCTGTTGAGGGCGTCTCCTCTCTGGGATGTCTTATTGTTCTTCGTGATTCGCTTCGATGGCTCACGAAAAGCCAGCTCCATACGAGGGTTGGTAGTACCGTCCTGGATGGGCTTGAAGAAGAAGGGGTAGCCTCTAAAAATAGAGACTACTTTCTTCATAAAGATATTTTCTTGCGCGTCTTTACCAGTCTTCGACTGAATCCCCAAAAGCTTCTCTTTAACTTGGCTAGCTTCGTCAACAAGGACAGCAGAGCATACATTAGTGTAGCCAGAACGACGACACTTAGTATATAGCTGACCGAAACAACGGGGATCAGCTTCGCAAGCAGCCATGTGGAGAAAGATTTCTCTTTGGAAAGCGAGGTATGATGGATATCCGATATCAATTTTAGACCATTGTAGAAACATATAGTGTCTCCCTGTAATATACGTAGGTTCCCCATTATTGTAAAACCACACACCGTCGCGCCTACGCTGAAACTCTTGTTCGATGTAAGCACGAAACTTCTTTCGAAACTCGGAAGGCTTTTCGAGCCACTCATCCATACTGCGAATCCTTTGCAGCTCTTCAGGCATAGCGATGCGTTGCC